CGATGAATCTTTTAATGGGTGCGGCGTCGAGTTGTATAACCGACTCAAAACATTACTCATTTCCTCTTACCCGGCGCCGTGACCCCCCACGCTGAAATACTAGCCCGTCGAGCAAAGATGCTCGCCCTCTTCGGCGCAGCCGCTCACCGCTTCGCCCGCAGCGGCTTCTCTACCACCCCGCCCGAAATCCTCGCCGCCCGCGAAGCCACCTGCCGCGCCTGCCCCGAGTGGGATTCCGCCGCGATCAACAGCACCGGCCGCTGCCGCAAGTGCGGGTGCGCGACATGGGCAAAACTCCGAATGGCCACCGAACGCTGCCCCCTCGGGAAATGGGAAGCCGTCGAATCGAAACCGGAAACCGGAGTGCTGAAACCGGAAATCTAACCGCATCTTTCCGCCCTCCGCCTTCCGCTCTCCGCTCTAGGAGACGCTCGGAAGCCCGCCTGATTTGACACCCATGCCGCAAGCAGCGGCATGAAACTCTTCCTCGATTCAAAAAACCGGCGCTTCATCAAAAGCGCCGCGAGCAATGTCGCGCTCCAGACCCTCGTGCTTAAACGCCGCGACCAGGTTCCCATTGAAGTCATCTTCGTGGAGAACGGCGTGGCCGTCTCGCCCGTCACAGGCACCCAGACCACCGTCGCCCTCAAGTCCTCCTTCTCTGACTCCAATTTTTTAGCTCTGGCGGCCCCCGGTCAAACCATCCTCGATTTGAATACATTGCCTGTCGAGGCCGCCTTCTCCTCCGACCCCGCCAGCATCAGCGCCTATCTCGAGATCCGCTGGTCAGCACCGAGCCAGGCATTGCGCACCGCCACGCTCCAAGTCGAAATCCAGAACTCCGTCATCCTCGGCGACGAGCAGACCCCCGCCGCGCTCCCCGACGGCAAAGCCACCCAAGCCGAAGCCGAAGCCGGAACGGACAACGAAAAATGGATGACGCCCCTGCGCACCGCGCAGGCCATCGCCGAACTCGCCCCGCCACCGACCTGGCAGAGCGTCACAGGCAAGCCCTCCGCTTTCCCGCCCGAGGCCCACACGCACACCGCGTCGCAGATCACCGACTTTGCCTCCGCCGTCGTCGCCGTCTCCCCGCCCGTTGATTGGTCATCGCTCACCGGCAAGCCAACGACCTTCGCACCTTCCGCCCACACGCACCTCAAGAGCGAGATCACCGGCCTCGATGCCGACCTCGCCGCCCTTGCCACCGAAGACACCGCCCTCGGCCAGAGGATCGACTACCTCGCCGCGAATCTGGACCCTGCCGCGCTCGACAGCATCGCCGAAGCAGCCGCCAGCATCGGATCGCTCCAGACCCAGATCGACGGCAAAGCCACCGCCGCCCAAGGAGCCAAGGCCGACACCGCGCTCCAACCCGAGCCAGTAGACTACCAAGGAGCCTACAACAACGGCGCGGACTATTTCCCCGGCCAAGTCGTCAGCTACAACGGCGAACTCTACATCCGCATCGGCGAGCCGAATCCTGGCTATCCACCGCCAGGGAGTTACTGGGCAGCCTTTGATCCCTCCGCCTCCCCCGCATTCAAACTCTGGGTCGATCTTTCAAAAGCCGACACGGTCCACACCCACGCCGCCACCGAGATCACCGGCCTTTCGAGCTACATCATTTCCAGTGCACCCGGCCTGCAAATCAACACCACGGTCCGAATCGGCGACGGCGCCACGACCACCTTCCCGATCGACGGCCTAGTCAGCTCTGACCCCGAGCATGTCCTCGTCGCCCTCAACGGCGTCACGCAAACCCCCACCACCGACTACCTCGTCAGCGAAGCCACCGGCACCATCACATTCGACGAGCCGCCCGCCGCCGGAATGCAGATCTCCTGCACCGCCCTCGGCCTCCGCACCGTCCAGCCCCCGATCGATCCGACCCTCTACCTCTACGCCTTCGACCAATCCACCAACGGCCTCACCACCTACAGCGGACGCCTCCTCAACGCCGACCGCCCCGCCGCGCCAGCACTCCCAGAGACCGCCGCCACCTGGACCGTCAAGCGCAGCACCCTCAACGCCGCCGGCCAAATCCTCGCCACCGCCTCCGCCACCGGCTCGTGGGCTAACCGGGAGACTCTCGCATACCAATGACAACGATCACCGAGAGCAACCTCAGCCAGCAACTCAATCTCTCGAGCTTCGACCTCACCCTGCCAGGCGTCGTCGTCGAGTATCCCACGCGCTCAAATTTCCCCAGCGTTGGAAAATCCGACCGCCTCTACATGGCGATGGACGAGGGGATGCCCTACCGCTGGAGCACCACCGCAAGCGCCTACGCCTTGATGATCCCCGTGATCGACGCGGGCAATTTTTGACAATCACCCCACCCACGAACAGCCCAACCAACCACCACCAACCTAAAAAAATCAAATGCCGAACCCTATCATCAAACTGAAAAGAGGCAGTGGCCAGCCCGTAAATCTGCAGGGCTCTGAGCCAGCCTTCGACACCCTAAACAAGGTTTTATACATCGGAACCTCCGAAGGCGTTTTGCCTATCGGCGGTGAAGGCGTCTTCGCCAAAAAAACCTTCGTCAACAGCGCGGTAGAAGCCGAAGCCGACCTGCGCAGCGCAGCGGATTCGACGCTCACCACGAACCTCGCCGCTGAAGTCACCCGCGCCCAAGGTGCCGAAAGCGACCTCGCCGACGACCTCGCCGCCGAGACATCCGCCCGCCAGTCCGCGATCAGCGCCGCCGTTTCCACTTTGGAAGCAGCCGACACGACCCTCGACGGCAAAATCACCGTCGAGAAAAATCGGGTGGATGCGATCCTCAGCGCCTCCTCGGCCGACAAGGATAGCTTCGCGGAAATCGTCACCCTGATCAATTCGGTCGATCTGACCAACGACAACGCCCTGGCAGCCGCCATCCTCTCTATCAACGACGACATCGCCGCTGAAGAGACCGCCCGCACCTCCGGCGACTCCAGCCTCCAAGGCAACATCGACACCGTCTCGAGCGACCTCAGCGCCCTGACCACCCGCGTCAGCGCCGCCGAGCAAGACATCCTGGACGAGGAATCCGCCCGCATCGCCGCAGTCTCCGCCGAGGCCGCAGCTCGCGCTTCGGATGTGTCCGGCCTCGAGTCCGACATCGCCGCAGTCCAGACCAATCTGGATGCCGAGAGCTCGACTCGTTCGACAGCCGACACCTCGTTGAGCAACCGCATCACCACCCTCGAAAACGCCAGTGCGGACAGCCGCCTGACCGCAGTCGAGGCCGATGTGGCCGATCACGAACTTCGGATCTCCGCCTTGGAGACGACGATCGATGGCGGCGTTTATTAAAAAATAACCAACCAACCCCGGCGGGGCGCTCAAATAGCGCCTCGCCACGCGGGGGGTCAAAACTCCGCAAAACAAAAAACGCCACATGGCAAACCCACAAATCATCCCAAAACGCAGCACGGTCACCGGGCGCATCCCGAGCACGACCGACCTCGCCCTCGGCGAGATTTGCGTGAACCACGCAGACCGCCGCCTCTACAGCCGCAACCCCAGCACCGGCGAAGTCTACAAACTGGCCGGAACCAAAGACGCCCCCGACCGCGTCTGGTCCTTCGACATTTCGAGCGACGGCACCACCACCTACCTGGGCTACCTCCTCTACGGCGACTTCCCAAATTCCGGCAGCATCTACGACAGCGCAGCCTGGGAAATCTCCCGCACCATTTTCAACGCCGCAGGCACCACCAGCACCGAATCCAGCGCCACCGGCGCGTGGTCTTCCAAAACCTCACTTCAATTTTCTTAAACCTCAAAAATCCAACCACCATGACAGCCACAACTCCACTCCAACTCGACGGCAAATCGTTCGACAAATACAGCCTCAACCTCGCCATCACCGGCTTCTATCGCCCGACCGGCCAGCCCGACGCGAATGTCGCCATGTCGCTCATCCCGACCCGCGTCGAAGACGGCGTGGTCGAGCAGGCAGGTATCGAACACCGCAAGGCCGTCGTCCTCGGATCGCTCTCTCAAGCCAGCGCCGAAGAGCAGCAAGCCATCGGCGCGATCCAAACCGCCCTCCAAGCCTATCTCCAAGCTAAAGGACTTTAAACCATGGCGACCTATTACGCTCGAAAAGCGGGGAACATCAACGCCACCGATGTCTGGGCGACCACGCCCAGCGGCACGGCCTCGGCGGTCACATTCGCCACAGGCGATGTCCTCATGGCCAATTCCTTTGCCATCACCGTCAATGTCGATACTAACCTCGGCGCGACTGGTCAAGTGCGGAATGACACCACAGGCGGTGCGACCGCAGGAGGCGGATTCACTTTGTCGAATGGCGTGACGCTGACCGCCAATGTTTTTGTGGGTAGCGTTGCAGGAGCAATATGCGTCAATTTTTCTGGTGTGTCTGGAAACACCGCGAGCATAGTGGGCAACTGCACAGGCGGGTCAAATAATGCCGCCGCAGTGCAAAATTCCTCAACCGGGGTGCTAAACATCACCGGACACTGCACAGGCGGAACAGCCACTCCAGGCGCCCAAAATTTTTCAACCGGAGTCATAAACATCACCGGCAACTGCACAGGTGGCAGTGGAGCCAGCGCATTTGGCGCCCAAAATTTTTCAACCGGAGTCATAAACATCACCGGCAACTGCACAGGCGGCTCAATCACCGGGGCGGTCGGAGCAAACAACGCCTCAACAGGCACCCTGTTAATTAACGCCGTGATCCAAGCCAGCGAATTTGCAGGCGGCGTCGGAGGCCCGAACCGCCAGCAAGTCACCCTCCTCACCGGCCCATTCCTCATCTCGCCAACCTTCGGCGTCAATCCAATCGCCAATGTCGCATGGCGCTGGGCCTCCGCGCTTAACAACCAAACCTACATCGAAGTCGGCACGCAGACGCTACTGCAAAAGCGCAACCTCGTCACCCCCGACAACGCCACCAATTTCCCCACCGCCAGCGATGTCCGCAGCGGCACCGCCTACGGCATCGCAGGAGTTCTAAGCGGCACCTGTGTGGTCCCGAACCCTGCGCAGGTTGCGGCGGGCACGCCCGTCGATAACACGGTCGGCACGCTCGCCGCCGCCACCGCAGGCGAAATCGCCACCGCCGTGCGATCCGAGCTTTCCGTCGAGTTGGGGCGGCTGGATGCCTCCATCTCGTCGCGCCTCGCGCCATCCGGCACCCTCGCCACGGTGACCAACCTCACCAACGCCCCCGCCTCGGTGACGCCTTCGGACATCTGGTCGCACGCCACCCGCACGCTCACCAGCGCCAGCGGGCCGACAGCCGTGGAGATCCGTCAGGAAATCGATGCGAACAGCTCAAAGCTGGATGTCGCTATCAGCAGCCGCCTCGCCGATGCTGACTATGTCGAGCCAGCCAACAGCGATGTCGCCGCGATCAAAGCCAAGACCGACGCACTGCCAAGCGATCCCGCAGACCAAAGCCTCCTCGAGGCCGCTATCGCCGGAGTCACTGCCCCTTCAGCGGCCACCGTGGCATCAGCCGTTCGTTCCGAGCTATCGAGCGAACTCTCGAAGGTTTCGGCTTTGAATACCGAGCGCCTCGCGAATGTCGCGACAACAGCCATCGTCGGCAACCTCATCGCCCAGGCGAACTCATGACCCCCGAGTCCGCCCTGAGCTTTGTCAACCACGCCGCGCGACAGGATGCCACCTGGCACCTGATCGCGCTCGTGGTGATCGGCCTCATTTTTGCCAGCGTGCTTTTCCGCTGGTTCACCCGCCGCCTTGAGCGCGTCGAGTCGAAGATGGACCAGCAAAACGAGGAATTCGTCACGCACCTTAAAACCGCGAACCGCGAAATGCTCGAAGTGATTTCCAGCAACCAGCAGACCACCAACCGCGCCATCACGATCATGGACCGCCTCGAGTCTAAACTCGACCGGCACAATCCCTGACCCTTTGACACCCCGCCGCGAAGCAATGAAAGCAATCCTCTTTGTCCTCGATCGTCTCAGCGAAAACAGCACCTGGCGCGGGCTGATCCTCGTCGCCGTCGCCCTCGGCGTGAAGATCGAGCCCGAACTTCAGAACCAGATCATCGCCGCCGGGCTCGGCCTCGTCGGCACGATCAACATTTTCCGCAAAGGAAAATGAACCCAAAACAAGTCGCCGCGACCGCAGTCATGCTCGCGTGGGTTTTTCTGGCGATTAGTTTTCTGAGTGGATGCGTAGCCGTCCCGATGCCCCCATTTGGCGACCGCGTCGGTGAAGCAGGCACGCTCCACATCCGCGCCACGGTCCGCTTCGAGCCACGCCTGACCGACAGCGAAGCCGCCAACCGAGACCTCTGGAACGCCCTCGGCGAATTCCAGAAATCCATCCCCGCGCTGAAAGACAAGTGATGCTCTCGCTCCTCGCCCGCTTCTTCATGCTGCCCAAGCCGGCACAATCCCCCGCGCCCGCGCCGAAGCCCGCGAAGCCAACATCAAAGCCCGCCAAAACCTCCGGCACCCTCAAGCCCGAGCCGAAATACTACCAGCAAACCAACAAGCGAACCCCCAACATCAGCGCCGGCCGCGTCATCAAGCCCACCCATGTGATCTTGCACCACACGAGCGGAGCCTACGCGGGCAGCGTCTCCTGGTGCTGCGATCCCGTCAGCAAAGTCTCCTACCACTGCATTGTGGCCCGCAACGGCAAACGCACCGCCCTCGCTCTGCCGAGCCAGAGAACATGGCACGCCGGGGTCAGCTCGTGGCAAGGCCGCAAAGACGCCAACTCGTTCAGCGTCGGCATGGCATGGGAAGGCGACACCTACCAAACGCCCTTGAGCGAAGACGCCCTCCTCAGCGCCGTCGAATATCTCCTCCCCATCATCCGCGAAAACAACATCCCCCTCGCAAACATCCTGCGACACGCCGACATCGCCCCCGGCCGCAAAGACGACTGCTCCCCAGCCGCCCACGCCGCCCTCCTCGCCGCTCTCAATAAAGTCCTTTAGGGCAACAACGGGCAACACTCCCGTAAATCATTGCAAAACAAACCCGAAAAAGCGACTTAAAATCCGTTTTCGCGAAAGCGGAGTGCGGGTTCGAGTCCCGCCGCCGGCAGAGCGA